TAATTATGATTTAGGTAGTTCAAATTTTAGTGGGACAATAGACCAAGTTAGAGTATTTAACAAAACATTATCAGCAAGTGAAGTAACTACATTGTATAATGAAAACCCATTAGTAGCAAGTTATAGATTTGAGGGGAATAGTAATGATGATATGAGAACTTACAATGGTACGGATACAAATGTTAGTTATGAGTTTGGGCTAAACTTTACTCCTGATTTTGTTTGGATTAAGCCAAGAAGTTTTGCTGATAATCACGCTCTTTCAGATAGTACAAGAGGTGTTAATAAAAGTTTAGCATCAAATACATCTTCAGCAGAACAAACTACTTTAGGAGTTACTTCATTTGACACTGGTGGTTTTACCTTACCGAATTGGGGTAATGTAAATGACAGTGGAGAGGATTTTGTAGCTTGGTGTTTAAAAGCAAACGGAGGAACTACAAGCAGCAATACAGATGGAACAAACACAAGCACAGTTCAAACAAATTCAGATGCAGGATTTAGTATTGTTAAATATACTGGTACAGGAAGTAATTTAACAGTTGGTCACGGTCTTTCTTCTGCTCCTGATTTTGTCATTGTTAAAAACTTAACAAGCTCATCAGCTTGGGCAGTATTTCATACAACTTTAGGTGCGACAAAATATTTAGCTTTAAATGAAACGACTGCAGTCGCAACTGCATCAAATGTTTGGAATGATACTGCACCTACTGCAACAACAATTAGTGTTGGAACTTGGGGACCTGTTAATACAAGTGGAGACGAACATATTGCTTATTGCTTTAAAAATATTGATGGATTTTCAAAGTTTGGCTCATACACAGGTAATGGTTCAACAGATGGACCGATTGTAGAAACAGGTTTTGAGCCTGCGTTTTTAATGATTAAAAATACAAGTTCAACTGAATCAGGTGGGGCTCATTGGCTTATATATGACAATAAAAGAAGTCCATCAAACCCAAGAGATAGAAGGTTGTATGCAAATGAAAATTATGAAGAATTACAAAATTCTCTTTATGATATAGATTTTTTAAGTAATGGATTTAAAATACAAAGCTATTCATCTAACTATGGGCATAATAATAATGGCGATACATATCTCTATATGGCATTTGCTGCAGACCCTGACACAGAAGCACCAACAGTAGCAAAAAGTTTTAATGTAAAAACTTGGACTGGTAATGATAACAATAATAGAGCTATTACTGGGTTGGGATTTTCACCAAATTTTGTTTGGATAAAAAGAAGAAGTAGTAGCGAATCACACGCTTTATATGATACAGTAAGAGGAACTAATAAACAACTTTCAAGTGATACTAATGCAGCAGAAGTTACCAATAGTGCCACTTATAATGGTTTACCTTCTTTTGATTCTGATGGGTTTAGTGTTGGTAACAATGGTGGTACTAATAGGTCACCTGAAACCTATGTTGCTTGGTCTTGGAAAGCTGATGATAACGAACCGACAATAAACACAGAAGGTAGTGTAGATTCTATTGTTAGTGCAAATGCAAATGCAGGTTTCTCAATCGTTAAATATACAGGAACTGGAAGTGTAGCAACTATTGGTCACGGATTATCGGCTGCACCAACATTCATAATAGTAAAAGCCCTTGTAGCAACTGCTAATTCAAATTGGGCTGTGTATCATACAAGTGTAGGAAACACTAAAGCATTAAAGTTAAGCACAGATGCTGCTGAAGATGATCAAGATGGATATTGGAATGACACATCTCCAACTGCTACTGTGTTTACAGTAAAAGATTATGCAGTAGTAAATGAAAGTGGTAAAGAATATATTGCTTATTGTTTCCACGATGTAACAGGATATAGTAAGATTGGAAGTTATACGGGTACAGGAGCAACTGGTAATACAGTAACTGTAGGTTTTCAACCTGACTTTGTAATGGTAAAAGCAACAGGAGAAGTAGAACCTTGGTTTATATTAGATAGTGCAAGGGACACATCTAATCCAAGAGATAATCGTTTAATGCCAAATAGTAGTGCTGCAGAAGATGATGGAAGTGTACATACTATGGACTTTAATTCAGATAATTTTACATTAGATGGAACAGTAGGAAATGGAACAAATGGAAATGGAAAGACTTATATATATATAGCATTTAAAATGAATTAAAATGAATGGATTTGAACCAACAATATTAGGAGTAGTTACATTAGTGATAACAATCGGAGAAATAAACTCAATACTACAAGGACTTCTAATAATAGCAACTTTGGTTTATACAATAATTAAGATCGTACAATTATTACAAAAACAAAAACAAAATTAAGATGGCAAGATTATTCGAATATTTAGCACAAAAGATTAGAAATTTCAATGGTTGGTTTGCAACTGGTTGGAATAATATCGTTAGAAAATTATTAATCAAAAATTAATTATATTTGTAGTATAAAAATTATAAGTTATGGCTTCAACAGTTTTCAATGGTACTAACCTTTTAATCAAAATCGCAGATGATGCAGGTTCACCTGCTACAATAGGACACACTACATCGTGTTCAATTTCATTTACTAACGATATGGCAGCTGCCACTACAAAAGATTCATCAGGGTTTTCAGAATCAATCGCAGGGTTAAGATCTGCAGAAATATCTTTTGATGGTTTAGTTGATTATACTGATGCTAATGGTGGTAAAGAAATCGCACACAAACTACTTACAAGACAAAAAATAGATTTCACATTTGGAACTGCTGCTACTGGCGACACTATTTACAGTGGAGAGGGTTTTATGTCAAGTTGTGAAATAAGTGGTGCAATGGAAGAAGCAGTTACTTATTCAGGAACGATAACTGTAACTGGTGCAATCACAGAATCTACAAACTAACACTTGATTTTCAAATTCTAATTACTATATTTGTTATTGTAAACTATTTTAAATGACAAAACAAAGAGGTTATTACACTCTTAAAATCGGAGGAAAGAATCGTACACTTCACTTTAGTATGAACTTTTGGGCAACCTTTACGGATATGCTTGGTGTTTCTCTTGATGAAATTGGAGGTATTTTTGAAAAAGGTGTTTCACTTAAAGCTATTATTACGATAGTATATGCAGGTATTTTAACTTACGATCAAGAAAACAAAAAAGAGATTGATTATGATAATTTCGATGTTGGTAATTGGCTTGAAGATATAACTTCAGAGGATATTGAAAAGATTATCAAGGCAATGACAGAATCTCGAATCTTGGGTAATGATTTAAATGCAGGTTTAAATAGGAATCCACAAACTGATTCAAAAAAAAAATAACCGATAAAACTTCTTGGGAAGATATAACCGATTTCTACATTGGTTATTGTGGTATTAATCCTAACGACTTTTGGACAAATACATTTAAGGAAAACAAACTTATGTCGGAATCCTATGTAATCCAAATAAATGCACTTTGGGAACAACATCGTTTTGTAGCGACAATGATTCATAATGTGAATGTTGGTAAGAAATCTGATATGATAAAACCCCACCAACTCTTTGAATTGCCACAAGACAACATAAAGAGAAATAAGGCTAAAACATCAAGAGAAGATTTTGAAAAGTATCAAGAACTCATTAATAGTAAGTTGAATAAAAAATAGTTATTTTTGTACTATGGCAGAACAAAATTTCAAATTATTATTCGAGTTTATTGCTAAAACTGCACAGTTTAACCTTAACATTGACAGAGCAAAGGCAAAGATTGCAGGATTTAGCCAACAAGCAGTAAAAACAGGAAAGTTTTTGTCCACAAGATTATCGCTTCCTTTAGCTGCAGTTGGTGGTTTAGCTTTACGACAAGCTGCAAAGTTTGAAAGATTACAAGTTACATTAAACACATTAAATGGATCAGCTGATGAGGGTGCAAAATCATTTAAAAGATTGGTTGCATTTAGTGCAAAAACACCACTACAATTAGAGGAATTAACAAGAGTTAACAATATGTTAATGGGATTTGGGCAAACATCAGATGATGCTTTTAAATCGCTTAAAATGTTGGGTGATGTTGCAGCAGTTTCAGGTGGTAATCTTACAGGTATAGCCGTAGCATTTGGTCAAGCAGCAGCAGAGGGCAGGGTAATGACAAGAGATTTAAGGCAGTTCATAAACAACGGAGTGCCAATTCTTGATATACTTGCAAAGTCAATGGGGGTTGCAAGAGGTGAGATAATGGATTTGGCATCGGAGGGTAAATTATCTTTTGAAGTATTACAAGATGGTTTTGAGTTTGCAACAGGTTCACAAGGTCGTTTTAATGATGGTTTAAAGATACTTTCACAAACTTTAGAGGGATTGTTTAGTACATTAAAAGATAATGTAAACATAGCACTTGCAGAACTTGGACAAGAAATTGCCACAACCTTAAATTTAAAAGAGGGTATTCCTGCTTTATCTGAAAAAATTGGCAAATTAGTTAAAGATTTCAAGGCTTTAGATCCTGAAACAAGAAAATTAATTATAAATGCAGGTATTTTAGCAGTTGTAATACCACCAGTTACAGTAGCTTTAGGTGCTATGGCAGCATCAATTACGGCTATCACAACACTATTAGTTGCATTAAGTCCACTTGTTATTGGTATCGGATTAGTGATAAGTGGTTTAGGTTTAGCATTTATAGCAGCAAAAAAAGAGGGTATAAAATTCACTGAATTTCTTACAAATAATTTACAAGCAGCACTTATAAGTGATGATAAATTTAGCAGGTTCAATGATAATTTAGGAACTACTAATGATGAATTAAAAATATTAAATCAAAGATCAAGAACTGCAAAGAAAAGATTAGATGATTTAGCAGTATCTATGGCAGGTGCTTTTACAGATCCTTTAGGGTTTTCAGGTGCAAGAGCAAAACCTTTTCCAACAATACCTAAAGCGACATCTAATGATGGAGGAGGTGGAGGTGGAACATCTGATCCTATTAAATTTAGTTTTGCAGCTTCAAATATGTTTGCAGGATTTGGTAAAACTGTTTTAGATGTTTCAAATCTTTATAATGCAGAACTTCCAAAAATGACAAATGTAAATAATGGCTTTACATCATCAATGGAAAATATGTCTGCAAAGTTCCAAGATTTTAAAGTAAATGGAATTGAACCAGTAATTGAAAATTTTAAAACTTTTGGAGAACAAATAATACCCCAAATCGGTGTTGCATTACAAGAGGGATTTGCTGCTATTGCAGATGGTGAAAACCCATTAAAAAGATTAGGAACAATATTAAAAGGATTAGTTGTAAGATTAATGGCAGCAGCAGCAGCAGCAATGTTGCTTGGTGCATTTTTAGGGGGTGCAACTGGTGGTTCTGCAATTCTTACCAAATTAGGTGGAATTAAAGGATTATTTACTTCTTTTTCAGGAATTGAATTTGCAAATGGTGGTATTGTATCTGGACCAACAAATGCTTTAATTGGAGAATATCCAGGTGCAAGATCAAACCCTGAAGTAGTCGCACCATTAAGTAAATTAAAAAATATGTTAGGAACTGGCGGTGCAATGCAAGGTGAGTTTGTTTTAAGAGGTCAAGATTTAGTAGTTGCTTTACAAAGAGCAGAACGAAACAGAAATAGATTTAAATAATGGCTTACGGAGTTAAATATGAACTTGATTTTTCAGACATCAAGGGAAATAAAAGAAGTGTCCAAATTCTAAAAAAGGATTATGTTGGCGATGTATTCTCTATTGTAGGAACTGACAATCCAGTAATTATTAAATACACAAATGATGATGATTTTTATAATCCGATAATCGGTTCATCTTGTGTGCTAAATATTAAAACAACCGACACAATATCGTATGATGAGTTTACAAATTTTGATGAGAGAGAATATAAGGTTAGAGTTAATATTGGAGTTGAAGATGAAGCAGCTGATATTAATTCACCACTTTGGCAAGTTGCAGACACAAATTGGCAAGAAACAGATTACAACTGGGCAGCAACTACTATATTTCAAGTTTATTGGGAAGGTTATTTAGTTTCAGATACATTTAGAGAAGCGATACAATCCAAACCTTTTGATATAAGTTTAAGAGCAATTGACAATTTAGGAACTCTTGATTCTTATTTAGTCCCTGACGGTGCTATTGCAACCAATGCAGATGGTACTATTAAAACTGCTGCAGGAGAACAAACAAACATTGATAGGGCTTGGTATTATATTCATAAAATATTAAATTTTACAGGTCTTGATTTTGACATATTTGTTCAAAACAATATTAGAAAAGTTGATCCAGTTTCAGGGCTAGTCGTTAATTCTAATAATAATTTATATCAAGATATATTAGTTAATGAATTTGCTTTTACAGAAAATTTTGCTAAAAAATCATCTAAAGAAGTGTTAGAGAATATTTTAAGATTAACTAATTCAAGAGTATATCAAGCAAATGCAAGTTGGTATATTGTTTCAAATAGTAATTACTACGATAAAGCAGTGTCAGGTAGCTTAACTGATGATACAGGTGGTGACCAAGACCAAACAACAACAAACCCAATTGTTACTACTGATTCTGTAACAAATGCAACAACTACAAGTGTTACATTAAATGGAACTATTGTAAATGACAGAGGACTTGCTATTATTGAAAGAGGTTTTTATTTTGGAACGAATCCATTAATATTGGCAAATCCAAAAGTTGCAGGATCTGTTGCTACAAACTTTACATCAAATCAAACATCTTTAACATCGGGAACAACTTATTATATTGCTGCTTATGCAAAAAATAATACGACGGTTGAAGGAAGGGGTGGAACAATACAATTTACTCCTGGTGCAACGACAACAACACAGCCACAAAATATTTCACCAACACTTACAACTTTAACACCAAATCAATATTTAGTAAAAAATACTTCAATGACTTTAGCAGGTCAAGTTGATAATGTTGGAACAAGTAATGTAACTGAATATGGTTTTTACTTTGGAACAAATAGCAATTTATATACAGAAAACACAAGATATGTTGTAGCTACTGGTCAAAATTTATCATCAGCTTTTGGTTTTGTTTTAGACACTACAACTATATCACCAACATTAACATTAACCGCAGGAACACCATACTATATAACACCATTTGCAGTAAATACTACTGGAGAGGGTGTAGCAACAACTTTATTACAATATACTTGGAATGCTTGGCAATTAAGAAAACAATCTGATAATTCAACACAAAATGTTCCTTACACATCAGATTCAAGAGGAGATAATGTTTATTTATCAACTTCATCAAGTTCTTCAGAATGTTATACGATTATGGTTGGTAAATATTTAGCAAGTTTATCAGGACTTCCAACAATTTCAGGAGCTTGTGCAGATGACACAACTGAACCATCAACAACAGTAGCAGTTACTTGTAAAGCAATTACACTTTATCGAAGTGATAGTGCATTCAATTTATGTTGTACTACTCCAACATCAAGAACATTTTATATTAATGGTGAATCTTTTACAGATAATACAAATACAACAAAAGTATATATAGATGATACTTGTACAACACTAACAAATGCTCAATATTTATCAGAAGATTTAGTTAATTATAGATATTTTAACGGCACTAATTTACAAAACACAGCAAGTTGTCCCGAGTGTGATCCTGATGTTGTAACACCTGATGGATTTTTAGTTGAAAGAGATAATTCACAAGATGCATTAAGGGTAGATTATAATGCAAGTTTTAGTGTAGGCGAAAGAGTTGTTTTGAATGTTCAAACACAAGATTGTTTTACTATTCTTGAAGAAATAACAACTTCTGATGATTTGTCTGCAATTACAATTAATGCTTCTTGTACTGCAGTTAAACCAACACCAAGTGAAACTTGTCCAACAATGACATTTTTTGCAAGATATTTAAAGTGTGGTGATGATAGAATTGAGGTAATTGGAAATAATGTAGATAATTTTCCTCAATTTATAAAACAAGTTTCCAATAATGATTGTTGGGAATTTATAGACAGAACACCAAACACACAAAGTGATGATGAGTTTAATTTAGGTTGTTTCCCTACAAGTAAATTTGCAACTGGATTTTCTACTTGTGATGATTGTTTAGGAATATCTACAACAACACAAGTACCAACTACAACCACCACAACACAACCATCTATATTTTATAGAATATATCAAAGTTTGCAAAGTAATTGTAGTGCAGATGACACTATTATAGAAGTGTCAAATCAAACAAATTCATTTCCATCAGTTATATCCGATGGTTTAATTTGTTATGCTTCATTGCAAGATGGCGGTGCAGGAACAAATGGTGATGTAGATAATTTCTTGGATTTTGCAGATTGTGCAGCTTGTCAAGCATATATAAGTACAACGACAACACAAGCACCAACGACAACACAAGCACCTTGTACTGCAATACAAGCAAGTGTTTCAACGATTGCTTTAAGTGTTTGTTGTGGTGCAAAAGCAACAACTATATATATAAATTCAACATCAATTACAAATGCAAGTGTTATTTATACGAATTCAGATTGTACAATAGTACTTGGTGCAGGGAACTATATAAACACAGGTAGCAATTTATTCTTTTGGAATGGTAACACGTTGTCATCTGCCACTTGTCCTGCTTGTCCATAATATATGAGGTATATTTGTTGTCAACCATCAACTATTTATTATTCGTGGCAAATAGACACGATGATTTATAGTTTTTTACAAAATGGAATAAAAGCGAAACAAATTGATATTGTTTTTGCTGATAAACCAAACAATGAATATTCTTGCTTTTATTTAACTCAAAAATACCCTGATGTTAATTTTTATTTTTACCCTGATACAAGAGAAAACATAAAATACATTTCAAGTGTACGACCTCATATTTTAAAGAAACACTTTTATAAATATGCTGATCTGTATAAAGGAACTTTTATGTATCACGATTGCGATATAGTATTGACAAAACCTTTAGAAATAGATAATTATTTGTGCGGTTGTAATCAAACTTGTTATTTAAGCGACACCATAAGTTATATTGGACACGATTATATATTGTCAAAAGGTGAAGATGTTTTAGATTTAATGTGTGATGTAGCAAACATTGATAAAAAGATTGTAAAACAAAATCAAGATGTATCAGGTGGTTGTCATTATATATTAAAAAACATTGACTATACGTTTTGGGAAAAAGTTGAAACAGATTGTGAAAACTTATTTACAGAAGTTGTTAAGTTAAATACAAAAAAAAGAGCAAAAGATGACAGATACCACCCATTACAAATTTGGTGTGCTGATATGTGGGCAGTTCTTTGGAATCTTTGGAAACTTAATAGAAAAACAGAAATCATTAAAGAATTAGACTTTACTTGGGCAACTGAAAATATAAATGCTTGGGGTGAAAATGCAATATTTCACAATGCAGGAATTAATAACGATAAAAATAACGAGTTTTATAAAGCTAAATATTTAGGAAAAAAACCACCAAAAAATTTAAAAATAAATCCAAATTTAGCTTCTTTTAAGTATTACGAACTTGTAAAACAAATATTGTAAATTTGTAATATGGGGACAATTAGAACAGAACAAACAAGATTACTTCAAGAAAATGGAACAGAAAATATTGAGTTTTTTGTGTATGATAAAGATGGTGTTGCAAAGACAACTTTAAAGCAAACTAAAGACGTTTTAAAACAAGTCCCAAGCACTATCACACCAATTAATTCTGATCTTATAGCAGAATACATTAGACCTTTAAGAGATGCAATAAAAACAGTTAAAACAAGTGCAATGCAGCTTTTAAATAAAAATCCAAATTTTCGATACAACTCATTTAATTGGGATATTACTGCATCAAAAGCAACAATTCAGATACCAAGTCAAATATTATTTGATGTAAACCCAGTGTCAGGTATTTATTGTTTATATCAAGAGCAAATGCCAGTATTACCTGAAAAAACAACTTATATGATTAAAAACATTTTAAGTGATACAAGAATAGTGAGTGGTCGTGACATTGAAGTTTCTTGGAATTATTATATGTTTAGTGGTGGTTTAGGTTCACCACTTATGAATCAATTTATTAGTGTTGGTCTTGATTCTACAAATAATGGCACAATAAATAAAATGTATGATTTTGGCGACAATAAGTTTATATCTGAATGTAATGATTGTGGTGAAGGTGGAGATCCAATTGCATTTACTGATGATAGGTTTTTTAAAAAAATAGATTATACACAGTTTGATTCTTGGAATAAGTATAAAACGACATTGCAATCAAATTTGACTGGCACGGAAACTAATCCTCATATTGAAGTAAAATTATTTCAGACAACAAGTCCTGGTTTTTTATTTGGTAAAGCATTTTATGATGGTATTTCTATTTCTCAAAAATCAAATGCAATAAAATCTATTCATACAAAAAGAAGGGGTGGAATCTTTGCTTTAGTTGACGGCATTGTACAACAAATTGACGAGGAAACAAACATTAGTGGTGAGTACAAACAAAAAGAAACAATTCTTTCAAATCAACTTGATTCATTAAATGTTGCTTCAATAGAATTTACTTATGGGCGTAAAGACAGACCAAATTCATTATTTAATGCTAATACTTTAGATAAGTGTGTTCTGCAAGAAATAATAAACGATTTTAGAGAACCATTAAAAAGATATGAAGGCTCTTTTTACAAAGATGATTCTGATGTTGTTCCTATATATTTTTATCACAAGTTATGGGTAAATTTCGGAACTACTGTTTTACAAGAACCAGTTAGTGCTATAATTGATGAAATGGAGTTTGATGTAAAGCAAAATGAATATAGAATTGTGATGCACTTACCAAATCAAGATGATGATAAATTGACTTACGATTTATATAAATTCGAATAAAATTTTTTTATAATGAAAATATTTTTAACTTTACCGCAATGTTACTAAAGAACATTTTAGAGGGTTGGGGAAATTGGGCATTAAGTCAATTTAAGCTAGTTGATCCAAAAATTAAGCATTTATCAAAGATGAGATTACTTATTTGCGATGTTTGTGATATTAGAAGCGGTCATATTTGCAACCCCAAAAAACAGGGAGTTAATGTTAAAACTAAAGAAATAAAAAACGGTTGTGGTTGTGCAATACCACCAAAGACACTTTCCCCTGCATCTAAATGTCCTTTAGATAAATGGTAATTTATGGATAAAATACAAACATTTATTAGTGAGTTCGAAATCGAATTCATTGATGATTTAAGGCGATTAGGTCTTAAAAAGAAAGATGTGGCAGAAAAGTTAGAGATGACTATGCCCACACTTAATTCAAAGATTCAAAACCCTGATACATTAACTGTTAAGGATTTGAGTAATTTGAAAGAATTAGAATTTAATTTAGTAACCATTAATATATAATAATGAGTAAAGAGAAAACTACGACAACACCTAAAAAGGTAGTTGTTAAAAAGATGGATTTTCCCAATTGGAGTATCAATCTTAAAATATTTAGAATTCAAAATGAGCTTGAAGCTATCATTAAAGATGCTAAAAACCCTTATTTTAAATCTAATTATGCGGACATCAATGCGATGTTAGAACAGTTGCAGCCACTTTTAAATAGATATAAAGTTGCAATTGAACAACCAATGAAAGATGGTAAAGTTTTTACTATTCTTACTTGTGTTGATACGGGTGATTCTAAATCATCAAGTTTAGAGTTACAACCTATTTCTGATCCACAAAAACTTGGAAGTGTAATTACATATTATAGAAGATATACATTACAAGGATTGCTTGGAATTAGAACTAAAGATGATGATGCGAATATAGCATCAGGACAAACTATTAACGAAAGCAGAGCAACGAGTTCTGTAACAATAAATGAAATTTAAAAATTATGGCAGAAGAATTTGTACGTAAAGATGGTACTGGGCAACTTAACAAAAACTCTTTTAAAACCACAGACAATCACCCTGATTATAGAGGTGATGCTAAAATCGATGGTAAAAACAAAGAATTAAGTGCTTGGGTAAAAACCAATGTTAAGGGCGAAAAATACTTATCATTAAGTATTCAAGAACCTTATCCAAAAAAAGAAGTCAAAACTCAATCTATACCTGTGAAAGCAGAGCAAGATATGGCAGATGATGACTTACCATTTTAATTATAAGGGGGTTAATCACCCCCTTTTTTAATACACTATATTATGAATGAACATTTATTATATCACAATGTTTTAGCAAATTTTGACAAAAAGCTAAAAGAAGAAGAAGAAAAAAATCAAAAATTAGAAAAAGAAAATAAAGAACTAAAAAATGAAATTAGAAAACTTAAAAGTAAAAAATGATAATATAAAAGATTATCATTCCAAAGAATCTATATCAGCGAGTAGTATAAAATATATGGCACAAACATCAGTTTGGCATTATTTAAATCGCAAACCAGTATTTCAAACTAAATATATGACAAGAGGAAATGCCGTTCATACAATTTGTTATGAGGGTGTTGAAGCATTTAAAAAAGAATATTTTGTGCTTCCAAAACTTGATCTTCGTAAAAAAGATGACAAGGAATTAAAAGCAAAACTCATTGAAAAGAATAAAGGTAAAGTTGTCATTGATGAGGAGGAAGATAATATTATAAGAGGTGTTTATGAAAACTTTAATAAAAGCAAAAAAGCACAACTGTATAGTAAGGGAAAAATTGAGTATTCTCATTATGGAACTTATGAAGGTATAGATGTTCGTGTTCGACCTGATTGTTTAGGCGATGATTGGATAAGTGACATTAAAACTTGTCAAGATAGTTCACCAAATGGGTTTATTAAAGACATTATAAGTAGAAAATACCACCTACAAGCATATTTTTATTGCTTAATGCTAGGTATTGATCCTGGAAATTTTAGATTTATTGCTTGTGAAACCAATCACCCTTATGCAGTTGAGGTGTATAAATTAGATGATGTATTTATTGAAAATGCAGAACTTGAGTTTGAAAACACTTGGAGGTTTTGGAAACTATATAAAGAAAAAGGCATAGTTACTGGCTATCAAGCTGATTCATTCGAAAAAGATGGTACAATTATTTTAAAAGGTTATAAAAAAAGAAAATGAAAGATTTAAAAATTATTAAAGACATTGTTAATGAATATTTTGACATTGACATTGCTAAAAAAACAAGAATGCAAGTTTATGTTGATGCAAGGGGTATTTATTATAGTTTATCAAGAGAATTAGTTCCAGGAGCAACGTATGAAAAATTAGGTAAATCGGTTAATTTAAACCACGCTACTGTTGTAAATGGAATGAAACAATTTAATTTTTTAATTGAATATAATAAATCAACACAAAATAATTACTTAACTTTAAAAGCAATATGTTTAAAAAATATAGATAAATTGGCAAATCCATTTGAAAAATATTTAAGTAAAGAGGATAAATTACAACATAGTGTAATGGAGTATTTAGCATTTCAATATCCTAATGTTTATGCTATTCACGTTGCTAATGAAGGAAAGAGAAGTCCATTTGAAAGATTTAAGTTTAAATATTTAGGTGGCAAAGCAGGTGTCCCCGATATACTTATATTCAGAGGAGGTGGTACAGGAAGATATGGTCTTGCCATTGAACTAAAGATTGGGTATAACAAACCAACCGATAGTCAAAAAGATGCTTTAGAAAGATTAAGAAAAGAGAATTGGGAATGTCATTGGACAAATGACTACGATAAAACTATTGAAATTATAGACCTTTATTTATCAAAACCCAATGATTCAGAGTTATAAAATGGTTTATTGGTCAGAATCGAAACAAAGAATTCGATTTACTGTTGTTCATAATTTTGAGGATTATGAAAATTATACTTATATCGGATCACTAACTAAAGTTGAGTTTGATTTACTCATTGAAGCACTTTTCTTAAAGTTTCAAGATGAGGAAATATCAAACGAAGATGTACAATTAATGTACGACAGATTGAGAAAATTTTGTAATGAAATAAAAAACATTACCGAAAACCTGTAAAGATTAAATGAAGAAAAGCTATTATGCCATCATACCTGCATTTGTCAGATATGACCAAACACTAACCCCTAATGCCAAATTATTATATGGCGAAATTACTGCCCTATGTAATGAGAAAGGTTTTTGTTTTGCAAGAAATAAATATTTTGCTGACCTATATAACGTAAAAACAAGATCAATAACCGATTGGATTGGACAATTAAAAACTGCAGGATATATTAAATTAAAGATGACTTATAAAGAAAATTCAAAGGAAATTGAAAGCCGAGAAATGTATATCACAAATTTTCTAGAGGTAGTGAAAAAAAATGCACCCCCTATAGAAAATATTCACCAGGATAATATATATAATAATATAAATAATAATACATTAGAATATAAAAAGGAGAAATATTCAGAGATGGTTTTGAAATCATTTAAACCAATTTGTGAGTTATTTCCAATACAAACACAACCAAAAACACAAGCCGACAAAAAGGCTTGGATTGATTGTATAGATAAACTTGAAAGGTTAGATGGATATTCGCCAAGAAAAGTTTATTACATAGCTTCTAAAGTTCGTGGTGATGAATTTTGGAGAAACAATTTTCTAACTATTTTAAAACTTCGCAAGAAAAATAAAGATGGGATAAAATATATAAATCTATTTGAAGCCAAATTTGGAAAACAATTAAAACAAATGAAACTATGATTTACAAAGAATATTATTTACCTGTAGAATTTAAAGGTAAAAAATTGCCTGATATGAAAGTTAAGGCAGAACACGGTTCTTTTTTGTTACAAAACAGAAGAAAATGGACAAAACAAGAGGAAGATTGGTTGTTGTATTTAAAAGATGATATTGGATTATCATTTAAAGATATATCTATTTGTATAGATAGAGAGGAACAAAGAACAAGATTGAAATATAAAAGATTAAATAAAAAAAATAAAAAATATAATAAAACTCATATTGTTGATAAGTATAAAACCAATTTAGAAATACTTGAAAATAACGAAATTGAAACTTGTTTAGATTTATTTGCTTCAGAAAAAAGTTTTTGGGAAGATTATATAAAAAATGTTACTTCAAATGATATAATACCATCTATGTATAATACATATAATTTAAAAGCAGAAATACTTGCAAAATATTTAAATGACAATTCATATACATTTGATTTAATTGATATAGATCCTTTTGGAAGTGCTTTTAATTGTTTTGAAAATGCTATTGAAATGTGTAATAAAGTTTTAATTATAACCTATGGTGAGATAGGTCATAAAAGATGGAAAAGGTTAGATTTTGTAAAAAAAACATATAAAATTAAATCTCTTGATGAATTTACTATAGAGAATTTAATTAATTATACAAAAAAAATTGCCTTAAAGAAAAATGTTATACTTGAAGTTGATTGTGTGAAAAATTGGCATAACATATCAAGAGTATATTATAAAGTATTAAAATAAATATATGAGTAAAAAAGATAAACATCAAATTAGAAAAGAACAACCAGTTTATACTGGAGTTCTTAAATATTTTCCAAGAGCAATAAAGTATATATCAAAAGTAAGTTTACAAGGTAACAAACAACACCACCCAGATAAACCACTACATTGGGATAAAAGTAAATCTACAGATCATTTAGATGCCTGTTTAAGACATTTAATAGATCACTCAATAAATCCAATAGATGATGATGGATTATTACATCTTGCAAAGGCTGCTTGGAGAAATTTAGGTGAATTAGAAAATTTATTAGAAACATTAGAAAAAGAAAATGATTGATATTCCAATAAAAATTAATATTATAAATCATAGTAAAAGATTAATAAAAGAAATCAATTTTGGAAATAGGGGTTTTGCTGATGGTAATAAAAGACAACAATACATAGGAATTGTTGGAGAGAATGTCATAAGAGATTATTTAGGAATTAAACTTATTGAATTTAAAAATGAATTTGATGGTGGCTATGATATTAATTGGAATACTTATAAAGCTGATGTAAAAACAATGGAAAGAAAAGTACAACCAACATTGGAATATGTAAATAATGTTTTAGATACACAAATGAATTACCAAGCTAATGCTTTTATATTTTGTTCAATAAATTCAAAAACAAAAATTTTGACTATTTGTGGTTGGATTACAAAAAAGAAGTTTAAAGAACTTGCGAGTTATTACCCTAAAGGCTCAACAAGGAAAAGAAATGATAACACCACTTTTGAATTACATTCAGGTAATTGGGAAATAAAGAATGAAAATTTATATAAATTTTATAAATTAGATTTTGAAAAGAATTATTAAAAGAAAAAAGAATGAAAGAAAAATTTTTAGATTTTGGAATTGACATTGGTTTTAAAACTGGTGAGTTTCACACTACTTGTCCAAAGTGCAGTAGTACAAGAAAAAAGAAAACCGAAAGGTGCTTATCTATAAATGAACCAAAAGGTTTATTCAACTGTCATCATTGCGGATATAGTGGTAATGTAAATCTTCAAGCAAAAAAAGAATATGTAAAACCTATTGAGGTTAAATCTGAACTATCGGAAAAAACTTTAAAGTGGTTTGCTAAAAGAGGAATATCAGAAACCACAATCGTTAATTGGAATATTAGCGAATCCATAGAATATTTTCCACAAGTCAAAAAAGAAAGAATAGCAATAAACTTTAATTACTATCGTGAAAAGCAATTAATAAACATAAAATATCGTGATGGACAAAAGAACTTTAAACTCTTTAAAGATGCTGAACTAATCTTTTATGGTCTTGATAATATTAAAGAAATGGACAAGATTTATATTGTTGAAGGTGAAATTGATGCTTTATCTTTACACGAAGCAGGGCTTTATAGTGTTTGTTCAGTTCCTAATGGTGCATCTAAAGGATCACAACGATTAGAATATCTAGACAACTGTTGGGAATATTTTGTAGATAAAACAGAGATAATATTATGTACCGATAATGACCAAGCAGGATTATCACTTCGAGGTGAACTTGCAAGAAGATTTGGTCAAGGTAGGTGTAAGTATGTTGAATTTGGCGATTATAAAGATGCTAATGACATATTAATCAACAAAGGTGCAAGTGAACTACGAGAAGTTGTTAGTAAAGCAAAGAACTTTCCTATCGAGGGTGTTCTAAATATTAACGATATTTGGGATAGTGTTTTAAACTTTAACGAGAATGGAATCAAGAATTATAATGTGCGATTGGGAAACTCTAATGAGTATTATAACATTAGCTTCGGAGAATGGACTGTATGCACAGGGATTCCAAATGCAGGAAAGTCAGATGTCATCGACCAAATATGTGTTAATCTTGCATTACAAGAGGACTTTAGAGTAGCAATGTTTTCACCTGAAAGCTATCCTTACGAATCACACATCAAAAGGTTAGCAAATAAAGTAAATGAAAAAGATTGTAACACACAAGATTTAAACAATACCAAAGATTTTATTGAGCAGCATTTTTTCTTTGTTAGAATAGATATTGAAAACTTAACCCTAAAAGGCATTTTAGATGCTTTTAAGCAACTTGTATTCCAAAAAGGTGTAAATGTATGTGTGATTGATCCATACAATATGTTAGACCATTCTGCACAACGAGATTTTACTTATGTTGGAAAACTACTATCAGAGATAACCCAGTTTTGCCAACAAACAAACACACATTT